ATGGTAACTTGTGTGAATCAATAGATATTTTAATTAAGGATAACCCAGAAGTAGAACATTTAAAAACTATGACGGTAGTTAAACATAGGATAGGTGCAGTACAAGGTCTATTAGAAAATGCTGATGATAAGGGTTTCGTTGAGGCTAGGGTACAAGGATTTACTAATACATTAAGATTTAAACACGCAGTTTGTGTTAACTTACCTTCCGAAAGAAAACCATACGGTAAAGAATTACGTTCTTTATTTATTACTAGGAGGGATGATTATTTATTATGTGGTTCTGATATGGCTAGTTTAGAGGATAGAACTAAACAACATTATATGTGGGAGTATGACCCAGAATATGTTAAGGCTATGACAACGGAGGGTTTTGACCCACACTTAGACTTAGCATTATCAGCGGGTGCAGTAACACAAGAACAAGTTGATGAATACAAAGCTGGTAACAAGACTGATGAAGTATCACAATTAAGACATAACTATAAGGGTGGTAACTATGCTTGTACTTATGGGGCGGGTGTTACTACTTTATCAAGACAATTAAATATTAGTGAGGCTGAGGCAACTAAAATACATCAAGCATATTGGAAACGTAATTGGTCATTAAAAGAGATAGCAAAGAATTGTGAAGTTAAAATAGTGGATGAAAAAATGTGGTTATGGAATCCTGTATCTCAACTATATTATTATCTCAAGGCAGATAAAGATAAGTTCTCTACTTTGAATCAGGGTACAGGTACTTATTGTTTTGATATGTGGTTATTATTTATCACTAATAAAAGAAAACAATTAACAGCTCAGTTCCACGATGAAGTTATACTGGAATTGCAAGAGGATAAGAAAGAGCAGATAACTGCAATATTAAAACAATCTATACAAGAAGTTAATAAAAACCTTAGATTAAACAGGGACTTAGATTGTGATATTTCTTTTGGAAAAGACTATTCACAAATACATTAAGTATGGTATACTAAAATAGTATTAACAACAATGGAGACTAAACTATGGCAATAAACAGAGTATCACCGGAAGTAGAAAGAGGTGCTAGTGTTTCAGAGTACATCAATATACCCGAAGGTGAACACGAAGGAAGGTTAGTTTATGTAGCAGACTTAGGCTTACAAGAGCGTAACTTTGCTGGTGAATCTAAACCTCCAGCACAGCAAATATCTTTAGGGATTGAGCTAGTGGGGCAAAAACAGACCTTATCCGATGGTAATGCAGTACCTCGTATATTATGGTCTAAACCTTTTAACATATTTCAAACTATGAATGAACGTGGTAATGAATATAAGTATTACAAAATGTTCGTTCCTACTGCTAAAGATGGTGATGTAGCAGATTGGGATAGTGTTTTAGGTATGCCTATTAATGTAGTAGTATCTCATAGTGTTGGTAAAGATGGTAAAGTTTATGACAACATAAGTAGTATGTCAGCTATACCTTCTAAATATCAACAGCAAGTAGCCCCTGCGGAAACTGCTGAAATGGCAGTAGGAGATGCAGAAGACGAAAACAATATAGCAACTAAAGCTATGTTTGGTTTAGTTAAATACTTGCACGAGAAAAGAGTTAACGGAAAAGTAACTGAAGAAAGTAAACCTGTCAGAGCAAAGGCAGTAGCTAACGCAGACTTTTCGGAAGACGTACCTTTCTAACTATGAAACTGCTAATAGATGGCGACCCAATAGTTTATAGAATTGGATTCGCTTGTCAAATGAAGGATAAGGAGACAGGGGAAGTTACGGCTGAACCTACTCCTTATACCCTCTACTCTTGTAAAGCATTTGTAAATGGTATTTTAAATAATACAAACTGCGATACCTACAAGATATTTTTATCTGGTAAAAATAATTTCAGATACAAAATAAGAGAAGATTATAAAGCAAATAGAACTGATGCAGAGAAACCAGTTCATTATAAGTTAATTAAAGACTACTTGATAAAGCAATATAAAGCTCAAATAGTTGATGGAATGGAAGCCGATGATGCTTTATCTTTATCACAAACAGATGATACAGTAATAGCTACTGTTGATAAAGACTTACTAATGGTAGAAGGTAAGCATTATAATTATGTAAAGGAAACGTGGCAAGATGTTACAGCTGAAGAAGGTGAACAATTTTTTTATAAGCAAATGTTAACCGGTGATAAAGTTGATAACATTATTGGCATACACGGTATAGGTGAAAAGAAGGCTACTAAACTTCTTAATAATACTCCTAGAGAAGAATGGGATAAAGTAGTAATAGACCTGTACTTAAAAGAATTTAATCCTGACGGTTTTCAAAGAGCAGTAGAAAATGCACATTTATTGTGGATGCTACAAAAAAATAAACAAGTCCCAATAGACTTTGTTAAGGAGTTGACCGTTGAAAACAAGAAAAACAAGAACAAAAACAACAAGTAAAAATATATACAGAAGTGGATTAGAAAGCACTTTTGCTACAAAGACAAAAGGAATGGGTTTTGTTTTTGAACCAGAAAGAATGCCTTATATAGTTCATCGTAAATATGTACCTGATTTTGTAAAAGATAATATACTAATAGAGTGTAAAGGATTTTTTAGAGCAGGTGATGTGCTTAAATATAAATCAGTTAAGAAAACATACCCCGATAAAGAATTAATATTTATCCTGTCTGACCCTTATAAAAAAGTTAGGAAAGGTAGTAAACTAAATATGGGTCAATGGTGTTTTAAAGAAGGTTTTGCATACTTCACAATTAAAAACTGTGATAAATTAAAAAAGTATATATCTCTAAATGAAGAACAAAAATATGAATATAGACAAAAATATTTGAGAGGTGTGTGATGGGTGATTTATTAAATTTTTTAGAATATAAAGAAGGTAAACTAGCAGAGGAAACAATATCTTTTACTTTTGAAGAATTATGTGACAGACTAAAAGAGATAGATGAAATTACTTTAATGGAAGTATTAGAAATAAGTTCAGAAGATTTAGTTGAAAGGTTTGAAGATAAAATAGAAATAAAAATTAATCAAATTAAAGAAGACTTAAGGGGAGAATAATGACAAGACTATTAGAAAAGAAAGAAACTTATACTGTTGATTATCCAAGAGCAGTAGAGTATTGTGAAAATGCAGAAAAGATATTTTGGTTTGCAGATGAAATAGAAATGGAAAAAGACATACACGATTTAAAAACTAACTTAACACCCCAAGAATTACACGGGGTTACTACTGTCCTTAAATTATTTACGTTATATGAATTACACGTTGGTAATGAATACTGGTTAGACTATGTAAGAAAAGTATTCCCACGCCCTGAAGTACAACGTATGGCAAGTGTGTTTGGTATGTTTGAATTAAATGTACACGCACCTTTCTATGATAAGCTCAATGAAGTTATGGGTTTAAAGACTGATGAATTTTATGAAAGCTATACCAATGATAAAGTATTAAAAGATAGAATGGATTGGATAGATAAACAGTTCAGCGAGAAAGACCCTTTATATATTACTGCTATTGGTAGTATTACTGAGGGTGCAATATTGTACAGTAACTTTGCTTTCCTAAAACATTTCCAAGCGGAAGGTAAAAACAAACTAATGAATATGACAGCGGGTATTAACTTCTCCGTTAGAGATGAAAACTTACACAGCGAGGCTGGGGCTTGGTTACATAGAACATTAAAGAAAGAAATGAATATTAGTGATGCAAAATATCAAAAGATTGTAGATAAAATTATGGAAACTTGTGAACAAGTATATCAACACGAATCAAGAATTATTGATATGATATTTAAAGAAGGAGATATTAAAGGTATTACTGCTAAACAAATGAAAAACTTTATACAATCAAGATTAAATATTTGTTTATCGCAGTTAGATTTACAACCTATGTATACAGTAGACTATGACCCTATAAGTAATTGGTTTTATAAAAATATTAATAGTGGTTCACTACACGACTTCTTTGCAAAACAAGGAAACAATTACTCAAGAGATTGGGTGGAGGGAAAATTTGTATGGTAGCTAGTATAAAACCTAATAAAGAAGATAGAAAAAAGTTTGACATAGATTTAGAATATGGAGAAATAAAGGAAGACCAAGTATCTTCTATGTTACAAAACAAAAAGATAGAAGTAAAAAGTGAGCGTGGTATGTGGATGAAGACAGGAAATATTTGTATTGAATATGAATGTTGGAATAAACCATCTGGTATTAATGCTACTGAATCTGATTATTGGTTTCATAATTTATGTATTAATGATAAAATATTCTGTACATTAGTCTTTGAAACTAGTAAATTAAAAAATATAATAAAGACAATGAAAGGTAAAAAATCAGTTATGGGTGGTGATAACAACGCATCTAAGATGTGGTTACTACCTTTAAATAAATTATTTGAGTTACAGACATACGAGGAATTTAAGGATAATGAAACATAAATCAATATATGATGAACTATCAGACGAAAGAAAAAGATTACAGGCAGAAGGTAAACTACCGTTATGGGTTACTACACCCTCTTGGCAAATACTAAAAGATAAATATACTAGCCCCGAATACCCTGACTTACATTCTATTTATAAAAGAATATCTTATGCAGCTGCAAAACATATGAAAGGGGAAGAAGAACACTATCAAAAGATATTCTTTAATTTAATGTGGAATGGTTGGTTAGCTTGTTCTACCCCTGTACTAGCTAATATGGGTGCTGATAAAGGATGCCCCGTATCTTGTAGTGGTAATTATGTAGGTGATAACATTTATGATTTTTATGACTCACAAAAAGAAACTGCAGTACTAACTAAGAATGGTTTTGGTACTTCAAGTTATCTTGGTGAGATAAGAGAAAGGGGTAAACCAATATCCGTAGGTGGAGTGGCTAGTGGCATACTCCCCGTACTCAAAGATTATGTACAGTTATCTCGTGATGTATCACAAGGTAATACTAGGAGGGGTGCTTGGGCTGGTTATCTTGAAATGGAACACGGTGATTTCTGGGAGATAGCTAACTTTGTTGTTAATCATCCTGACGATTGTAATATTGGTTGGTTAGTTACTAATGACTTTATTACAAGATTGGATAGTAAAGACGAAGATGCCATAGCTCGTTATCAGAAAGCGATGAAAGTTAAGATGCTAACAGGTAAAGGTTACTTCGTATTCATTGATAAGATGAACGCCCAAAATCCTCCTATGTATGCTGAACACGGATTAAAAGTAAAAGCTAGTAATTTATGTACAGAAATAACATTACATAGTGATGAATTTCATACCTTTACTTGTGTTTTATCGTCTATGAACTTAGCTAAATATGATGAATGGAAAGATACGGATGCAGTACACGATGCTATAATATTCTTAGATTGTGTAGCAGAAGAATTTATATCTATAGGTAAAGGTATTAAAGGTTTAGAAAATGCAGTTAGATTTACCCAATCTGGTAGGGCATTGGGGTTAGGGGCATTAGGTTTTCATACTTACTTACAACAAAATATGGTTGACATTGAATCTTTTGAAGCACATACTATGAATATGAATATATTTAAAGACATTAAAAAAGAGGCTGTAAGGGCTAGTCAGATGTTAGCTAGAACTAAGGGTGAACCTAAATGGTGTAAAGGTCACGGTGTTCGTAATACTCACCTATTAGCTATAGCCCCTAATAGTTCTAGTGCATTAGTTTGCGGTAGTGTATCACAAGGAATTGAACCAGTTTATAAAAATGTATTCGTACAAGGAAGTCCCGCTGGTGAGATAAACCGCATCAACCCTGTACTGATTGAGTTAATGAAATCTAAGGGTGTATATAACCAAGATACCATTAACCAAATCATTAAGGATAATGGTTCAGTACAGTTAGTTGATTGGTTAAGTGATGAAGAAAAAGCTGTATTTAAAACTAGTTTTGAGATTAATCAAGAAGTGTTAGTTAGATTAGCTAGTGCAAGACAAAGATTTATATGTCAAGCCCAGTCTTTAAATTTATTCTTTCCTAGTGATACTCCTGAAGAAGAAATTAGTAGAGTACATAAACTTGCTTTTAAAGATAAACAAATAAAGTCCCTATACTATTTACGAAGTGAGGCTGGAGTAAGAGGTAGTAGTGGTGAATGTATTGCTTGTGAAGGTTAATCATAGTAGTCCCCTAAGTAACTGGGAGTGTCTTTCCTCGCACTCCCTTTTACCCTTTAATATTTTTTAGTTGTTTTCTTTTTCTTTTTAATATAAGTTCTCTTTTTTCTTGTATTCACATTGACCCCTTTTAGTTTTTGTTGAACTGATTTAGGTAATTCATTTTTATGAAATAGCTTTACACTCCTAGTAGTGTGTGATGCACCTGAATGTAAAGTTCCATCTTTCATTTTATGTGTTTTACCGGTAAATAATTTTCCGTCTTTAGTATAGTGTGGTACGCCTTTCATATTAATTTCCCATTGGTAAGCTATCAAGTCTTAAATGTATTTTACCTAGTTCTTTTTCCATCCAAGTAGCTAAGTTATCTTCTACATCTCTAAGTGATTCATCCTGTCTTTCTAGTATGCCGTATATTTCTCTAATCATATTATTGTTAAATAATACTTTATCATTTAAATCATTAATTAGTTTATTTAATTCACTTAAATCAGCTATTTGAGTTTTAGCCATAGAGTCTTCTAAGACATCTAATCTAGTTGAGATATTGTTTGTTAGCCAAGTTGAAATAATTATTACAGTTGCTAACAATAATAGTAAAAATTTATTATTCATTTCTTCTTTTAAGTTGTCTTCTAATTTCTAATATAACAGATTTAGTTACCAATCCTTTCTTACGATAATCATTGTATAAGTCTTGATTTTCTATTAAATATGAAGCCCTATCTTCTACACTCATATTTGAAAATAATTTTTCTTTGCTTGTTATCTTTAATCTTTTTATTTTTTCATTTTCTTTATATTTTTGTATCAAAGAGTTTGCAAGTTTTCTTTGATTATTTTTAAATAACTTTCTTACTTCTTTATAAAAATCTTGCCTACTTAAATCACTAAATTTTTCTTCAAATATATCAGAAACTGTTATAGTCTTTTCTTTTTTTAGAGGTAGTATTTTATTATCTAATATAGCCATTATGTCTTTACTTGACACTTTTGATTCTTTAAGTATTTTTATTCTTTGTTCTTCATTATAACCTAAAGTTTCTAAATTATTATTTATTTCAATAATTTTATTCATATTAGCAATTTTAACTCTATTAGATTCATTATATACTTTTTGTAAAACATCAGGAGATAAATTTTCATTATCTCTTATATAAGAATATTTACCTTGAACATTGTTAATTGCTTCTTTAAATTCTTTAAGTTTAAAAGTAGTAGACTCTTCAAGATTTACAGTATTAACTCTTCTACCAACTTGTCTTAAAACTATATCTTTCAATTCTAAATCTGGTTCTTTACCTGCTTTTACAGCCCTTAGTGTTTCATCATAATATTTTTTCTCTCTTAAAATTCCGGGAGTAAATGTTTCATCAATAAAATAACTAAACAAGTCTTTAAGTCTTTTATCGTCAGTTACTTCGTTAGTAATATCTCTACCGTTTTCATCTTTATTTTGTATAGCGTTATAAGCATTTACTGCTACAAAAGTACCATCTCCTACATAGTGTTCATATACTAAATCTAAAACATCACTTAA